CTTAATAACCAACTATGCAATTCTTCATAAACTTTCATATCCTCATCTAACATGACATCAGCAGACATTTGAGAATATTGTATTTTATCACCAGGAAAATGAGCATCAACTCCTCTAAATGGTGCAAGTGTATCAGCAACATCTATAGATGGATGTGTTACATTACTGGCAAAAAATTCAAAGTTGCCAAACTGTGCCCTATCAATAACAAGTTTAAACCCAGTAGGTTGTAAAAAGTTTGGTGATGATATTTCTGCCATATGTCATATCCTTTCATACCTATTTATAACAAAAAAAGGGAGGAGCCGAAGCCCCTCCCAAGAGATAAAAAAGTTATTATTATCGAATCTATTAGCTGCCGAGGATGTCGTCGACGCGGAAGATACGATAGTATTGGTTAGTCTTAGCTGTTGCAAGACCGTCAGAAGGTGTAGAACCAACGAAAGGATTCGAGACCATGCCGTAGCGTGTCTTGAAGCCGATCTTTGGCTGGAAGGTGTCTTCCCCAACTGCACGAACCATTGTTAATGGTACGTATGGGCAGTAGAATACGCCAGCGTCGTATGGGTTTGTACCTTTGTAGCCAACGGTGATGTAATCAACAGATGCATATGGGTCAATGTAGACACGCATGCGGCCATTGAGTGTACCAGCGAAGGTGTTACCTGTGTCGTCAACGTTGAGGTTTGTAGACATAGCAGGAGCATAGTCAAGCATGCCTGAAGCAGAAAGAGCTGTAGCAACGTCAGATGAACATACCATGATGTTACCTTTGCCGCGACGTGTCTCTTTAGCAATTACGTTGGCTTCACGCTCGATTTGAACGATAAGGCCTTTGAACTTCTCAACTGACCAACGGCCATCAGCGTCTGTTTGTACGTTGAAGATACCGTTTGTGGCTGTGTTAGTTGTAAGAGCACCTGTTTTAGCTTGTGAGTTAATTGTACGAATGATCTCACGGTTGATTTCAGCAAGGATTTCAGTCGAGAGAATGTTCGCCAATTCTGTCTCAGCGTCAAGGCCGTGGATTGCCTTGAGGTCCTGAGCTAATTCCAATGAGTACTCAGCTTTCAGTGCACGAGATTTAGCTGTTACTGTAGCTTTCTCGATGCTGAAACCCATCTCACGGAAAGCAGAAGCAGGAGCAGCACCTGAAGAACCAAGTCCTTCAGCATTAGCTGTGCTCATACCACCACCAAAGATGTCGGTTACGCGATCATCGTTGATTGTGCTGTCGCTGTTTGAGTCTGTAACACCAGACAAACCGGAAGGACCAGCAGAACCGTTTGTTCCGTTGGAGTCGCCGGAGAAGCCTGTGAGTGCTTCATTGAACAGAGCTTCGTCGCCGCTTGTGGCTCCACCGCCTGTTGTTTTGTACAGAGACTTCATCGCAAAGATGAGGCCTGTAGGACCAGTCATTGGCTGAACACCGGCGAGGTCATATGCCATCATGTTTGGCATTGCACGACGTACGAGTGAAATCAATACTGGGTCGTAGTTAGCAGCAGCAGATGTGCTGTTTGTTGGTGCAGCTTCTGTCATGAAGCTTGCTTGTGCGCGCTCCTCACGGATTGCTTTTTCTGTGTTCTCGAGAACAACGGCAGTTACTGCCTTTTTATGACGGTCGCCAATGGTACCAGCTGACTCTTCGTTCAGAACTGGAGCCCATTTTTCGACCAAACGATCATAAGATTCCATTAGTTGGATACTCCTTAATTAAGACTTGCGAAGTGCTTGAAGATATAGTGCCATGCTGTCACTTATGTCACCATCAGCGGTTTCATCAGCGTCATCTGTCCAATCTTCAGACTGTGCGGTTACGGTAGGTTTCTTAAAATATGATTCTTTGATGGTCTTAACCTTAGCTGAGAAGGTCTCCTCATCTTCGAAATCGATATCTTCAGAGAGTTGAGCGAGTTTTTCGATCTCTGTATCAGCAAGACCAGAAGCATGCTCACGAATAACTTCGTAACGCTTATACTGCTCTAGTTCTTCCTGCATTTCGATGAACTTGCCTGTTTGACCGTTAAGCTGTGTTTCAAGCTCTTCGACCTGCTCAACAAGACCATCAACAAGATCGATTTTGGACTCAGGAACTTCGATATAAGACTCAGTGAACAAGTCTTTCAACTTGCCCATGAAACCTTCAGCGATTTCCGTACGGAGACCAGCTTGTATAGCAAGCTTGTTCTCTTCCATCCAATTCTCAACAACATAGTTGAGGTAGCCGTCGACTTTCTCGACGAGTTCTTCTTTGGTGCGAGTAATCTCTTCATCGAGCTCGGTTTTGTATTGCTCTTCCAAGCGATCGATTTCAGAAGAAATCTTGGACTTAATGGCAGCTTCAAAGATAACTGCAGCTTTGTCCTTAAATCCTTCAGAGAGAGTTGCTTCCTCAGCAACAAGAGCGTTCAGATCTTCAGAGAAATCGTACTCGGACTCAGCAACTACAGCTGCTTCATCTCCGCCTTCTTCTTGACCTTCATTCATTTTAGAAAGAAGACCTTGAAGATTCTCTTTAGACATACCTGACATACCCTGGAACACAGCGTTCATTAGGGCTGCTTTTGTTTTTAACTGTGAAGGCTCGCTATTTCTTTTGTCACCTTTTCTCAAAGGTGTTTGCCCTTTGCCTGCATCAGCGGCCGCAGCGGTCGCTTTTACAGACTGGAGCTCAGCGTTTTTAGGATCATGAGCTTCAACGACTTCGGTCTCGTCCTCATTGAGCTCAACATCCTGTTCGACTTGATCAGTCATGTTTGACTCCTTCAATTAGATTTCAACAACGAGAGGAAATTTTTGAACTCACGAACCTGAACCTCGTAGAGGTCAGAACGTGGAGCTTTTTTAATTTCAGTCTCCATTTTTTCAATTTCCCGAGCTTCAATAATGCCATTATTCCAGACCCAGTCTACGCCTTCCATTATTCCATTAACAAAAGCGTTAGGAGCAGATGGATCTTGCACGATATCTACCGTGTTAAGAATAAAATCGTCTTTGACGTACATAGCACCATTGCGTTGCTCGAGGCTACCCATACCACGAGTTGAGACACCCAATCTTACACCGCCATCTAGCAAACCTTTAACGATTTGACCATTTGGAGTATTTAAAATGCGTGCCTTTCCGACCACATCGTTACCCTTCCAATCAAGGGATTCGATGAGATGCGAAACTTTATCTAAGTTTACAGTAGGCCCATCAGGATGGTTCAGTTCACCTACTGCTCTTTTAGTTTTAACTTGATCGGTCACGTATTTGTCAACGGCTCTTTCTAAAATAGCCTTTTCATATATACGACCGTTTCTGTTCTTATTGTCAGCTTGAGCGAACACGCCTTCAATCATATGAGATTTGCTGCCGTCTTCTTTGGCCTCAATTATGACACCGAGTTCTTGGTCGACGTATTCTGCTATTAGTTTCATTTTCTAACCTTTAGCTGTTTAATCATTCTCTTTGCCATTGTTTCCCCAGACTTCTGGGTTCTAAATGTATCAAGCTTATCGCCGTCAATATAAACGACAAAAGATGTAGGTCCATCTTTTATAATTTTTACCGGCACTTTATTAATTTTCGCATTGAAAACTATATTTGCCGATTTATTTGCCGCCTCTCTTAACATTGAAAAAGTTTTCATAATATTCCTCTTTTAGAGATATGCTTTTATTTATATAAAAAGTTATTTCTACTTATTTGAAAAGTTCTAGTATCCTCAGTTTCTTCTACCTGATATTTGTCTATCCAAAGTGAGGCTGGTTTATCATTAGCAATATTATGAATAATAATATTATCAGCAACACCAAATATTCTATCTAGATAAATGTCCAATTCATCATTGCTTTGAGCAAACTCAACTGGACTAAATCTTATACAAGTAGCATAATCATATCTTTTAAGTATAGTGGTATTCCATTTATCACGTTTGATTGACGTCATTCTCTCTGGTGATTTAATTTCTAGCATTCCCCTTAAAGAACTGAAATGCTTTATTCTATCAACATTTTCAACTGTATCAATATCAGGCCTTTCGTACTCTAAAAATCCGGCGCCTGTGCCAAAGTTAATATATGATCCTGGCTCTTGCATATATTTTTCTGAAAACACAAATTGAAGTTTATGTAAATGATATAATAGTGTCGCATTACAATATTGACATACAAATGGTTGCCCTATAATATATTCTCTATTTTCAAGTAAATATTTAGCTGTACTATAGGCAATCTTTTCATAATCAACGCTCTTCATCTAAGAACCTCCATAATTTAGCATTGGTTCTTTCAGCTCTTTCTTTAAACTGGTTTAAATCTTCTGTAGGATAATGATCTATAGTA